CTCGCACCCACCCATTCCCGGCTCGCGCACAGCCCCTGCATCGCCGCCATCACGAAGCGCTGGCGGATGGTCATGCCGAGGTGTATCTCGCTGTATTCGTCGCCGATGCCGGGCACAGTAATCGGGGCGGCCGGATCGTTGGGGTTGCTCACTCTCGCTCCTCCCATTTGCTGCACGCCGGCGATCCGGCCAGTACGTCGGTTTTGCGGCCATGCGTCCACTTCGCCTTAGCGAGCGCGCACTTGTGGAACGCCTTGCCCATGACGATGCGCCGCACGTGCTCGCATGTGTCGCACGTCTCGCCCGCCGGCCCAGTGCCGGGCGGCGCGGCATAGCCTCGTGGCTCGACGTAGTGCTTGCCGCGCGGCTTGTCGGGCTCGCCGCCGAAGAGGTCGGGGGTGGTGGCTGCGCGGGTCATCCCCGCCCCTCGAACAGATCGCGCTGCTTCGGTTCGCTCATGGCGCGCTTGCGGGCATTCGCTGCCCACAGCAGCAGCGTGAAGGCAAACCGATGCCCGCGACGGCGTCGCGCTTCGGCGATGTAGACGCGGGCGATGTGAAGGTCGAGGTTCACGCCGCCTCGTCCGGCACAGAAAACAAATCGCCCTGATTCCCGGCCGCCTGCAAGTTCTGGCACGCCTGCCGCCAGTACGCCTCCTTGAGTTCGACGCCGATGAATCGGCGGCGCATCTTCACGGACTCGTAACCTTCCGAGCCGATGCCCATGAACGGCGAGAGCACAACATCACCCTCGTTGCTCCACAGTACGAGTGCGCGGTCGATGACATCGAGTTGCAGCGGGCAAAGGTGCTTCTCGTCCTGCGCAGACCTGGCGGCGCGAACATTGAGCACGCGCGTCTGGTTGACCGACTCCCACACCGGCGACGCCCACTCCTGCCACTGCTCGACCGGGAATTCGGACGGATTGTGCGTGATCGGGCTCGCGTTCTCGCCCGGCTTGATGAAGGTCAGCAGGTAGTCGGGCATCCCGCCGCGCGACTTGCTGGAGTCCTTCACGAGCTGCTTGTAGAGCAGCCCGACGTGCTTGGTCCGGGTCATCTCCACAACCGGGCACTTCCAGATCGTGCGGCGCGAGTGATAGATCCAGCCCGCCTCCTGATGCAGCCGGATGATGTCGCCGGAGAAGTCCTTGACCCCGACCGCGCCGTCCTTCCACTTCGTCATCGGCAGGTCGGAGCAATGCACCGCCGTCAGGCGGCCGGGCTTGGTCAGGCGGAACTTCTCGCGCACCAGATAACCGTAGTGCGTGGTGAATTCATCGTCGGTGCTGTTGCCCATGTCGGCGGCGGACTCGCTGTATACGAACAGCGAGCCGAACGGGGGCGAGTACACTGAAAAGTCGATGCACTCATCCGGAAACTGTGAGAGAACCGAGACGCAATCGCCTTGATAGGCGCTCCACGTCTCGCCGCTGGCTTGATTCAGACATTCGATAGCCAAGATGGCAGCACTCCTTGATGGGTTGCGTTGTAGGCGACCTTGCGATGTGAGGCCGACTGGGTATCCCGCTGCATGGCCGCGCGCATCGCGGCGCGCATGGATGCGTGATCGGATGCCTTGCGATCAATCACTCGTCCGATGGTGTCCTCGCCCTCGGCGACGATCAGATGCACGTCAACGGGCCGGCTTTGTCCGAAGCGCCAGAATCGGCGCACCGCCTGATACCAGGATTCATACGAAAACGACCGGCCCACAAACACCGTGCGCGCACAGTGCTGCCAGTTGAGGCCGAAGCCGGTTACGCTGCTCTTGGTAATCAGCACGCGCACCGAACCGTCTGCGAATCCCTCGATGGCGGCCTCCTTTTTGGGAGCGGGCATGCTGCCGCGTACCTCACTCACGGCCGGCGCGTCGCCCAAAGCGCGCCAGATCGCATCCGCCTCGTAATCGGTGTCGCACCAGATCACCCATGGCTCGGCATCGGACATCACCAATTCCGCCGCAACGCGGGCGCGCTCGTCGGCCGTCTGGCGCTTGAGCTGATGCAATGCGGTCGCCGAGACAATCTCATCGCCGAACAGCCCGCCGGTCATCGAAGGCGCGGACTCGTGCGCGCGGTGCCGGTGCACTTTCAGCGGCGGCAGGATGAATCCGTCATCGGACCCGCCGAGGTCGGACGGCATCTGCGCCATGCGAGACCAGGACGCCATCCAGTTCCAAAACGGCTCGACGGCATGGCCCTTGAGCCGCCATTGCTGCGAGGCGGTCGCGGTATCGTTGATGAAGAAGCGGGACAGCATCTCGTTCAATGCCATCACGCCGCAGAACTCCGCGTGCTGGCCGAGTTCCATGTGATCGTTGGGTGCGGGGGTCGCAGAGGCCGACAACCGCCAGCGATGGCCCGCGAAGGCGTCAATCAGGGATCGCGTCGTCTTGCCGGTGAATGACTTGAGGATGCTGCTCTCATCGAGCGAGACCGCCCCGAAAGCATCCGGATCGAGCAGGTGCAACCGATCGTAGTTGCAGATGCTGATCCCCTCGCGGACCTCGGATGCGTCGCGAATCACTCGCGCCGGGTAGCCGAAGCGGACAGCTTCGCGCTCGATCTGCCGCGCCACCGCGAGTGGGGTCAGGATCAGCGCCCGGCCATTGCTGGCGGCTCGCGCGTGCTCGCTCCACTCGAGCTGACACATCGTCTTGCCGAGGCCGGTGTCGAGGAATAGCCCGCCGGAACCGACGCGCAGCAGATGCGCCACGCTCGAGCGCTGGAAGTCGAATAGGTGCGAGGATAGCGCCGGGATGTTTTCGAATCCCCGGCACGGCGCCGCAGCGGCCTTCGATACCAGGAACTCACGATACGCGGCCTGCATCACGCCGCCCGCCTCTGCGCCAGCGCGTCGCAAACGCGAATCCATGTCAGGGCGCAGTAATGCAAAAAAATTTCGCTCGCTTCCAACCGCTTCGCCTTGTTGCGCATGTTCGTATCCATGTCGGCGTGGCAGCGTGCGCACAGGTGAGCGCCGACGGCATCGTGGCCCTTGTGTCCGATGCCGCCGCCGTAACTGTGACGGCGCGGGCCAAAGTAGTGAGCGAGCACGACGGTGCCATCGCGCGCACCGCAGGCGACGCAGGACTGGTCGCGGGCGAAGTCGCGAAGGTTCACGCGGCCTTCTCCTCGTGCTCGGCATAGTTCGGGTCGGGGTCAGGAATGTGGACGCCATGCTTCGCGCCGAACCTCTGTACGAACGCCACGTAATCGGCGAAGTCGTGCTTGTTCAGCACGCTGCGCTTGCCGTCCGCATCGGTCGTCGTCGTGCGGATCGGCACGGACTCGATCCCTTCCGGGTTGCTCGGCTTCTTCGGCACTCGCTTCTCCGTCCATCCCCACATGTAGCCGCAAAGATACTCGTGTACTTCCTCGACCTCGTAGCCGACCGCATCCGCAATCAGCTTGTACGCGACGCCCCACAGATAGCGGTTCTGCTGGTTCGTGCGCGTCGACTTCGCTTCCTCGATGATGACGCGGTAGGGCCTCCCCGCGTCCAGGGCTGCGACGAACGTTGCGATCTGCGCGGCCACGCGGTCGCGGGATAGCTGTTTCGGCAGCAGCCACTGGCGCGGTAGCAGTTGATGCGGGACGGTCATATCAAAATGGAATTTCTGAGTCCGGCTCGAAGTCGTCCGGCACGCTCTGCGCCGGTTTCGCGGCCGGCTTCTCCGCCTTCGCCTTCTGCTCTCCGCTGCCCAGCAGCGTGACCTTCTGCACGTTGCAGGTCAGCTCGGCCTTCGTGCTGCCGTCCTTCGCCTGGTACGTGCGGATGTCGATTTCACCCGCGATCGCGACGGCGGTCCCTTTGGTGAGGTACTGCGCCAGCTTCTCGCCTCGCTCGCCCCATAATGCGCAGCCGACCCATAGTGTTTTCTTGTTCTCGCCCCAGCCGGTATCCACGCCGATCGAGAAGTTGCACACGCTCTTGCCGTTCGGCGTGGCGCGGCTCTCGGCATCGCGGCCCAAGCGTCCGGCGAAATGTCCGTAGTTCATGCTGCGATCCTTTCGGGGTACTTGGCCTGCAGCGCGGCGACCTTGTCGGCGACCTCGCGCAGGAACTCAGAGACCTCGCGTTCCAAATCTGCGATAAGACGGTCGTTGCGCGGCACACGCTGGCAGAAGTAACGCATGCGCTCCGGCATGCGCGGGTCGTAACTGACGAAATCGCACCACTGTCTGCCGGTGCATGCCATTTGCCACTGCATCTGGAACAGGTATTTCTCGCGCACTGAGGCGGTCAGCAGTGTCTCGATGTGCGTGGCCGTCAACGGGCACTTGATCTCGACCAACCCTGTATCGCCAACGAGTCCATCCGGCGAGGCGCCGGTCATCGCGATTCGCGGGTGGTCAACGAACCCTGTCTGTGCGACATCGACGTCAGCGAAAAAAGAGTAGGCTTCGCGCGCCTGCGGCTCCATCTCCAACCCCCACTTGATCGCCGCGTTCGAGAACCCCTCGGTTTTCACGCCGGTCAGCCGCTCTGCGACCAGTTCGGCCATGTAGTTCTGTCGAGACGCGCCCCAGCCGTTGCGCGTGCGCGCCATGAGGTCGGCGAGACGCGAGGCCGTGACTTTGCCGAGGCGCAGCGCCTGCCAATCATCCGTGCCTTGAGTGACATCGTGCGCGTTCATGACCGTCCCCGCTTCGATTCGAGCAGCTTCACC